GCTCCTCTGTCCTTTCTAGTTCTATAAAATCCGTCAACTAAATTTTTTGTTTCTCCACATACTCTACATTTCCTATCTTGTAACAGAAGATGGCCTAATTGTATTTGTCCATCTAAATCCATCACATGTAATCCCACATATACGAACGATCACCATATTCATCAACATGCCATCGATCTCCTTCAGCATCTACAAAACTAGTATCATCTAATCCATCTGACATGAATCCAAATGGAGCCATATCCTGTTCAATCTGATTCTTCTGCTCATCATATAATCTTTTTCTTACATCTTGATCGGTAAGTTCTTTAAAATAATCTTGTGCTACTAACCATGCATAAATTACCAAACACATTGCAAGGTCATCATTACAACCCTCTTCTGCCTCAAATGAATTGCTTTTGGATATAAAAGTTGTTAGTTCTGATATGATCTCATAATCACTGAAGAGAAGTTTATCACTCTCAATCATTGTTTTAAGATTGAGAGATCCAACCTTTTTAACAGTCTTGGACATTTTGACACCTAACTGTGTCTTTTTGCCTGAGAATCCTTGACCAACAATTTGGCCTGCTCTACCTCTCATAGAACACATAAGGAGATTTTGATATTCAAGATCATAGTTTAAAATTGAAGCGACTTGATCTCCAATATCATTTACCTCACATAAAATAAATGCATTATTATATCTCCTTGCTATTTCAAAAATAATATTGGGAAACAACATTGGTTTAATGTCATTATTCCTATATTTTCCAACTACTTTATGTGGGAAAGATGTAATGTCTGCAATAATAAATGCAGAGTAATCTTCACCTACACCTCTTGCAACGTCAACCGTTACAACATAATCATGTTTTGGCTCTGGTTCTACATATATGTCTAGACCAGCATTACTAGTCTGTGGGTTTTCATATACTAATGTTCTAAGTTTACTTGGAGCGATGAGCGTGTCAATAGATCCAAGGAACTCACACTCAAACTCAATCTTGAACTGTTGCTCTGATGTGTTAGCAATGGTCTGCTGTCGCCACTTGTCATCTCTACCTGGGACTTCAGACCAATGAACATCGGTTGGAATATATTCGTTCTTTCCTTTCTCTGCGTCGTGCCAATATCTGTAAAAATGGTTCATGCCGTGAGGCGTTGAAACCATTATGACTTTTGTGCTTTTACCAGAAGTAATAGTAGGATAAACAGATGCAAAGAAGGAGTCAGCGATGTGATTAGGGACGAAGGCGAATTCATCGAGAAAGAGGATATTGAACGACATGCCTCGGACAGCACTCGCAGATGTAGAAGCTGCCAAAATTTTACTGCCATTTTCTAACTCCAGTGATCCTTTGTTCCAAACCATGATGCCTTGCTGCATCCACTTGGGCAAGTTTTCGTATGCAGTTTGCAATCTGCCCAACAACTCTCTTGCCGTTGCTGCTTTGTTTGCAAGTATACCTATATTAACACTATCATTAAAAATTGCATAGTGTAAAAGATATGAGACACAGGTAGTGGATTTACCAGTCTGCCTTGGCATCTTGCAGATGTTAAATCGATTCTCATGGAATCTATTAATTAACTTCTCTTGAAAGTCATAGGGCTTGAATGGGACAAGACCTTCATCAAGAGAAACAATTTTTACGTAATTTTTTGCGAAGTAAACGGGATCATCTTTACATCGAACAAATTCTAAAATTTGATCCTCAGTAAATTCAATAGCAGTATTTGCTTTTTTTAGATTCGGATTACCAAGATATACATCATCAGACATAAGTTAATCAACAGTTCCAAGCTCTTAATGATTTATTAATTCTAGAATCTGGGTCGTTTGCGGTTTTTTTACTAGTTAATTTTGCCTTCATTCCTTTCATTCTAGCGCAGAACGATGCCCTACGGGGGTTTCCAACCTTTTTGCTTGGTGCCTTGAGGTCAGATCCTGGATTTTCTCTTTCGTAAGACTTCCTTCCTTTTTCATTGAGTCCGCCTTTTTTGTTTTTTCCTTCCTTTTTTGTCCATGCTGCTCCTTCTGCAACTTGGAGGAATGGTTGTCCGGGTTCATAATCGGAAACTGTGAAAGTTGATAGTTTTGAACCTGGATAAACCTTACCTATCTCGGATTGAACTTCTGCTCTGGTGGGTCTAGATGCTGAAGGGAAGAACATTCTAAGCATGTAATACTTTCCTTTCCAAACAAGTGTCACTGCAATGATGTTTCCAGTTTTTGCTGGGATACGAACGGCTTCTTGAACTTCCGTTCCTTTCCAAATACCATTAGTATCTACAACTGGACTCATATTTGATGGTCCGACAATATCCGTAACTTCTGCGAAGGCCTTTCCATCAGCAGTCTCAATGGATGTGGTCTCTTCGTTCGCTTTTACGCAACGGTTGTATGTCTTTCCGAAAAGTTTTTGCGTTCCCGCTTTTTTATAACCCTTCCAGCATTTTTTACCAGCTTCATTGATTTCAATAGCACCAATCGATTCTAGAGCAGCAAGTTGTGCTGGAGAGAATCCCTCTTTCTTTGAGCTATTGCCCCAATTAGCGGCACCCACCTTACGGCATTTTACAAGGGCACCGGAAGCATATGCTGAAGGCCATACGCTGTAGCGAGATTTGACTTTATGGTAACAGGCATCTTTAGTTCCACTGCCTTTACCTTTTTTGTCTTTTGCTTCGTCAATATTCAATACTTTGTCACCAACATTTACATTATTGGCCTCAAACCATCCACGGTTTACTTCTAAAGCGTAGAGAACGTTTGCATCAGATGTGATTGAGGACTCATTTAATGGTTCTAATTTTTTAATAGTTTCAATTACACCATCCTCGTTGATAAAAGCAATATCAAGAGGTATGGTGGTGTTCTTCATGTGGAATGACTTTTCTCCTGATTCGTTAAAAACGAAAAGCATACCACAGTTTTCACCTAGACTTTCCCTGAACATCAACCCTGCATTAAATGCATCCAATGAAGATGGGACTTCAATATGGAGAGGTAGGGTTACAAATTCTTCTTTGTTCATTTTCTTCTTAGACTTGGGATCAGTAGATACGTAAGTTGGTTTTGCTGCACCAGATTTTGATTGTTGTCCGGGGTCTGCTGCCTTCTTTCTTCTTTGGGCAGATTTTCTTTCTGCGGGAGTCATACTTGCTCTCTTTGCAGATGATACACACTTAGGTGTACCTTCCCCTGGTTTATCACTTGCACAGGTTCCACCTGTCACAACATTAACCCAACCCTTTTTACCATCTTTTGATTTGGACTTACCAAACCAGTCACGAAGACCTTCTTCACTGATAGAGGCACCATTCTCCTTACGGAGCATTCCTTCTGGATCTACCATGAAACCCTTTGGAATTGGCTTACAAACTTTATCCGTATAGCAGTAGTATGATCCTGCTTTACATTTTCCGTTATTTTTTCCCTCTTTCATAATATTTCTAGAATTTGCTGGTTGACCAGGTTAGACTTTTTTTTAAAAGTCTCTTATTATTTATACTTTTGTCAACGTTTTTGATATTTTAAACACGGTAGACGAACTAAACGCAGGAGTAGCCCTAACTCTTACACTTCCAGAACTTATATCAGCAGTAAATTCTGCAAGAGCAACACCTGTTCTTATTGTTCCAAATTCACTTAAATATACCTCCGTTCCATCATGCATCACGTTTAGTGTTGTCACATGATATAAAGTCCCTCTAGTTATCTGTATTTGATACTGTGCAGATCTATAGGCAGTTGCATCAAAAGTATCAATATTAGCTTGCGATGTTGATGTGGTTGTTGTTGTGGCAGCATCTAGTTTAACTATTGTAGTTATACTTCCAGCACCAATTTCTAAACCACTTCTAGCAGTCGCAATACCAACAGAATCTAGGTAGGTAACATCATCATAGGTCAGTGTTCCACCGACACTTACATTACCACTAAAAGTAGCAGTATCACCATTAATGGTGCCGGTAAATGTCCCATTAGGGGACCCCATATTCGCAGTATCTCTTGTCCTCGTCATGGTATTTTTTAAGTATTTATTATACTGATGCTGATGTAAGTGCTATACCAACATCACCACCACCGAAGAAATCATCTTGCATTTGTGATTGATTGGATGTGGCACCACCCGCAACCCAACTGATGTAGATAGGGTTACCATCACCATTTACATCCTTGGTAGCAATGACCGCACCGGCTGATTCGTCATAGATATCAATTGTGTTATTAGATGCATATCTAATAGAGAACTTGGTATTACCGGGACTTGGATCTGTCCACTTAGTTGCAGAGTAATTAGAATTGCTGGTGTTGAATGTCCAACCCTTCAGGTTCTCAATCTCTTCACTAGTATTTGTCTGCCAACTCCAATCAAAATAAGTGTCATTGTTCTCCACATTAGTCAGACCGGAACTAGCATTGGATGATGCCCACTGTCCAATTTGAGTGTTGGCTTGAGTAGCAGGAAGTGTCCAGTGCATCTTGTATCCAGCAGGAATACCATCTTTATGTCTCCATACTTGGTCTGCCTTATATGCAAGAACACCACCAGTGCTATGAATACCAACTCCACCAAGAGCTTGATTCTCAGGGAAACCACCAATTCTCCAGTTGCCCCAAGGGTTATAGTGTCCAACTCCTTGGTGAGCAACTTCCCAACCATAATATTGAACACCTGTAGTGGATGTAGGAACTCTAGTTGAGTCACCTCCCATGGAGATAAAGACAGGGTTACCATCCAGTGCCGAATCGGACACTGCCAGAGTTTCTCTTACACCACTTCTGACCACATCAAGTTTTAGTTTATTATCGCCAGCATCATACTTGATTCGGCAACTTTGTCCTGAAGTGGTTGTTGTGATACCAGCCTGAACAGTGACTCCTGCATCTTGATCTGACTGTGCCTTTAAGATACCAGTTCTACGGAAACGGAATCCAACACTGAATCCATCAAAGTCAGAATCTAAAACACCAATAATCATATTGTGTTTGGTTGAACCATTATTATTAACACTTAATTGAGTCCAGATAAGTTCTTGTCCTGGTCTCAACTTCTCACCCCAAGTTACCTTGTAAGCAGCATTGGTAATTGTTTTAAAACCAGAAGAAATATCAAGAGCATTTGCTGCCTTCTTCAAAGGCATTACGTTTTGTCTTAAATTCAAGGCAGTAT